CTACTACAACTGGATTGCTTGTATAATTTTATTTCACAAGACACATCAAGTAATATAATAACCAAAGATGATTTGTTTGTTAAACAAAAGATTTGTATCAACGAAGTAGAATACAATTTAAAAGAGTACTTTGAAGCTGAGACAAATAGAGAATATGCAATGCGTTACACAGAAGATCTTGCAAATTACTTTGTCAACACCAAAGAATCAATAGCTAAACTACACAAGCATATACTAGAACACTATCCAGACATAGCACAAAAGTATCTAAAGTTTTAGACCACTTGACGGATTAACGTCTTGATTTTAGTGGACAGCGAAACCTCGTCGGCAAGAGCTATAGGCATACTCTAAGTATGACATAGCAGTAGAACACACAAAAGACTCGCTCAAACGAAAAAGACACAGATACAGGTTGACAAACACTCCGGATCATTGTATACTAACTACACTAGTACGGTATAGGTGCCGTGGTTTTAGCAAGTATTAAATAAAAGTGCGTAGTTAACTAATAAAAAAATTTAAGCTACCGCTTATAAAAATACTGTAAAGCGAGGCGGGCCTCGCTTGACGGGGTTTGGTAAGTACATATGCACCGGCCAACCAAAGGAATGAAATGCAATATAACGAACAACAATCACAATCTAACAGAAAAGTAATTAAAATTAAAAAAGCCAGCAATGCATTTATTATGTTTTGGCATCTAACTGACTTCTGTAACTATAACTGTACTTACTGCCCTCCATGGCTAAAAGCCGGAGATTATCATATGGGCCGTAAACCTGGACATCCTACTAATGAAGAAATTGATATCTTCTTACATAGATTGCAATATGATATATTAAAAGACAATCGACGATCACATATTATGCTATCTGGAGGAGAACCAACAGTACATAAAAGGTTTGGAGAAATAGTTCATAGGCTATCAGTTGATATGGGTAGTGATGTATGTATTACTACTAATCTAAGTCGACCATTAAAGTTTTGGGAAGGGCTAGAAACATTACCTGCTGGAATGAATATATCATTACATCATGAAACAACAAACATGGATCAGATTAATGAAAAAATGGAATTCCTTGTTCCTGCTGGAGTACAGACTCAATTTAACTTAGTTTGCGATCCAGGTAACTGGGAAAAAGGAACTATGGAAATGTTTAATGGTTTAGATCCTAAATTTCAAAAGTATATACATGCTTGGCCTTTACACGACAATAGTCATAAAAGAAATAGACACATCTACGAATATAGTGCAGAGCAGAGTAGATGGATGAAAGAACGTAACATAATTTATAGAGCAACTCGTAAAAGAGAAAAGTCTAAATTTAAACAAGAAAACTCTTTTGTATATTTTAGTGACGGAAGTACTTCTACTATTAAGCAAGTTAGCGAAACAACATTTAAACAAGGTGGACAAAACTGGTTTAATGGATGGAAGTGCAGAGCTGGGCAACAAGCAATTGATGTTAATTTTAGTGGCGAGGTATGGTCTAGTGTATGTAAGTTTGTCAAGCTCGGTCGTATAGATGATTTTAAGTTATTAGAAGATGCAGTAGTATGTAATAGAGACATTTGTATTCATCCTATGGATTTAGGATTAGATAAAATTGCGCCAGGGGAAGCGGAGTTTGATACCTGGGGAAAGTTGCTAGTAGGTTAAATACAGTATGATCAATAATAACACTAAAATTTATCTAGACATGGATGGCGTACTTGCAGACTTCTTTGGAGCATGGTCTGAAAAGGCAGGCGTTAAAAATTGGAAAGATATTCCGCCTGATCAAGTTAATACTACATTAGATGATATGATAGGAACTGATTTCTTTAACACACTTCCTAAGTTTCCTACTGCTAATACACTAGTTGATTTAGCAAAATCATATACTGGAGAGTATCATATTAATAGCTCTCCGTTGCGTAACGACCATGAGAATAGCGGACAATGGAAGAAAGTTTGGATTAAAAGAGAATTAAGCACACAACCTAAAACCATTATACTTACAAATACAAAAGAGAAGTATGCAGTAAATCCAGATGGTAGTGCTAATATATTAATTGACGATAGAGGTGCTAACATACAAGCATGGGCTCACGCAGGCGGCATTGGCCTCAAGTATCAAGCAGATGAAAATACCATTGCTGAACTTAGAGCAAAATTAGATAAAGTTTTTAATATTACTCCAGGGCAAGATCCTAAACTAACAGAAGGCAAAATTAAAAAGCATCCTGAAGAAGATGGTGCATACTTACTAGACTACAATGGTAAGGAATACAAAGTTTCAAAATTTCTCAATAATAATTTAAGACATGCCGGCGAGTGGAGTATTTTTCAATTAGAAAATAACGAATGGGAATGGGTAGATACTGTAACCGGTAGAAACTATGCTATTGAAAGAATACGACAGATAAATGAAGATGCAGTAGCATTAAGAGTTATAGATCCAAAACTACCTAACTGGAAAGAACCAAAAAAGCCTACCAAGCATCAAAGACGCAAAGCATTAACAAAGCAATACAATAAAACTGTAAAAGAGGACCCAGAGCTTAATGACGTTGAAGTCAGCTTACACGGAGATGCTAAAAAAGGTTATGTATTAAGTAAAATTGCTGTACCAAAAGAATTGCGTAATACAGGTATTGGCTCTAAGGTAATGAACGACTTAACAGACAAAGCAGATGCAGAAGGTGCTATTATCGCACTAACACCAGATAACACTTACGGTGGATCTAAAACAAGACTTACACAATTTTATAAACGTTTTGGGTTTGTTCCTAACAAAGGAAGAAATAAAGACTTTCGTTATAGAGAAACTATGATACGTTATCCTGTTACAGAAGATATAGATTACACTCGACCAGATTTTGATAGCGAATGGGAAGAAGCTATGCGTTATCCTCAATTTGAAAAAATGGGTAAAGAGGCATGGATTGATCTTGCTAGTAGCGGAAGAATAATTAATATTAATGATGCATTATCTAATTTAATGTACAATACAGATGCCGGCGAAAAGTTTAGAAATACATGGCACGAATTAGATGCAGACAAGAAGAAAAGATTTGTACAAGCTCTAGATAAAGAAAGAGTTGAATTACCTATTATTGCCCGTTGGCCAGATGGTGGTTTAGAATTAATAGGTGGTAATACTCGTTTAACAGGATTAATGTTAAACAAAGGCGAAGCAAAGGCTTGGATATTTAACGCATAAATAAACTTAGCAGTTAAAGGAGTTGTCAATGGGTATACCTAAAATTGAGTCTTATCAGATTCAAGATCTATCATTATTAGACGAAATAAACAAACATGTCAATAACACAGATTGGTATGCAATGACAGAAAGAAATGATTCATATGAACAAGCAGTAAACGAAGGATTACTAACTGAAACAAAACTTGCCCAATTAAAAAAAATACACAGTACCAACCTAAACATGCAACTGCTTATAAAAGCAAGAATTAATGAGCAAGGTTTGTGGCCACACCACCATCTCCTGCCTGAAGAAGACGACGGTATTCTTAAATTGCGTAGTATTGTTAGACAAGCATACGGCTGGGACGAAACTAGTGTTAAAAGAAGAGCACTTCCAGTCTGGAATCTATTTGACTATATGAATAAAACATTCTTTAACAATGAACTTACATTAGATGGGCATGGCGAAGAAGTATCCGGTGCTAGGCATATATGGTACGATAAAGATAATATGGATATTCCAGGTTGGGGAGATGACACCGGGCCAAATGGAAAATTTGATGAACGAGATCCAACTCCTGTCTTTGTAGCATATGCTAATGGCAAGTCTAGTTCAACTAGACGTATCGCTGGTGCCAATGCTAGAGGTTTAAGCAACGGTGTACATAGAGATTGGGATCAGGATTGGAGAGAAGATGAAATTGAGGATAATGGATATTATTCTTTGTTAGTTCATATTAATAAAGAATGGGCATACTCTGAAGCAGGCGAGCTACTATTTTACGAAACCATAAGCCCTGATAATGCTTTATCTGTACATGAGAGAAGAGGATACGGAGTTGGCAGACCGACTCATATGTTTGGGCATGTTCCTGGATCTGTAATTTTATACCCTGCAACAGCATTACATGCTACACATGGCATTCAAGCTAAAGCCGCAACATCCAAGTCGTTTTCTAAAAAGATAGTTTACAGGGTTCAACGCAGGTCTACACTTGCTAAATAAGTATAGAATTAAGATAGGAGAATAATTCAATGGGATTTTTTAAAGCAATTAAGTCTTTTTTCAGTGGACCAGAAGAAACCAAAGAAGATAAGAAACTTGCTAAGGCTTATAGAAAAGTAGTAGAGGTAAAACCATCTGCTATTACTGAGCCAATTGTTTTGGTTACTAAAGCCAAGACTTCAACCGAACTAAAAAAGATGACAAAGAAAGCACTTGACACATATGCCAGAGAAGAGCATAATATTGAACTCGATGGTCGTTTGACTAAAGATAAGATGATTATTTCTTTTAATAAAGAAATTAAAAAGAAAAAGAAGAAGTAGATATGTTACTCAGGGATCTATTAGTACCAACAGCAGATGTTGAAACTATTTTAATAAGACGTATACCTATCAACGAAGGTGGACATGCGTTCAAGGACCCTACAACTAAAGAACTTCTTACTAAACAGAATGCTACGACAGCAGAAGTAGATGCCACCCTAAAAGCATTAGGTTCACGTCTAGGCATAGACTTAATTAAAAATAAAACAGGGAGTACAATCTATCCAAACAAAATTACAGGCGATGGTGACACTAACTTAGATCCAACTGACTTTATGAAAGTTGATCCTAGTGAAGATGCTAAAGTTAGTATGAACAAGTTCAGGGAATGGTTGACTAGCAAACTACTTGGAGCAGGCATCCAAGATACACATATTAAAAAGGGAGGTGACGGTCTTGCAGTTATGTCACCCATTCCCGGAACTGACGAATACTTACAAGTAGACTTAGACATTAGCACACCAGGAGATGGACAATTTGCTAGGTGGTCTAGAAGAGGAGAGCCAGGATCAGCAAAAGGTGTTTTTAGGCATATACTTAAAAGTGCTATTGCAAGAGGTATTAATCCAAACTTAAAATGGTCTTTTAAGAATGGTTTAGTAGATGAGGTTACTGGAGAAGCTACAAAAGATCCAGAAACTATTGCCAAGAGATTATTTGGCGATAAAGGAAAAGCAACAGACCTAGATAATATAGGTGCAATCTTAAATGCACTAAAGAGTTACAGACCTGATATTGCTGATGATGTAATTGAAAAGGCACAACAAGGTGTTGCTAACATGAAGTTTGATTATAAATACGGAGAAGAAAAGTAATGTGGGATATGTTAACACAATTAGCAACTGATAGGCTATGGATATACACAGGTATTGCTGGAAGTATTTTTGGAGCCTTGTTTCTATTTTGGGTTAAAGATACATATATTGCATTTTGGGTGTTTACCAAATGGGATAACATATTAAATTTTCTTGTTGACAGATGGGGTTGGACTTGGTTTAAACACGATCCAGAGGGATGGAAAAAGATAAATCCAAAACTAACATCTAAGGTTGAAGATTTAGAAAACCGTATTAGGAAGTTAGAAAAAACAAAAAAGATTATTATTAAGAATAAAGGTTAAAGTATATGTTACTAAGAGAGTTACTTAAAGAAGACGAAGAAACTAAACAGGCTATTATTGCAAAGATTTCTGGCCTTCAGGCAGATAACGAACAGGATGCTGAGATACTTGATAGAATTTTTAGAACATTGCATAATGATGATATATCAGGTAAGATTGCACAAGCATTTGGACCTCCAACAGAAGATGATACTTTCCAACTTGAACCTCTTTTAAAAACACTTACACAAATTATATTCCATGCAGGTGTTAATTATAAAAGCCTAAGTACATTTCTAAGCAAACTAGAAAAAGGCAATGTTGTTGATGTTGGCAAAATTGTTAATCCGGGTGTAGGAAGTGTTAGAGACTTCTTTGGCGGTGACGAAACAGCAACACGAGTATTTCAATCTATGGCAACATTAGGTGCAGGTAAAAAACAAAAAGGCCCTGGTGAATATGCACTTGCTATGCTATCTAATAAAATCAGATTAAAAAGCGATGGTGGAGATATTGAAGCCGCAGGTAAAGGGATTGAAGTTAAAGCCGAAACATCTACTGGAGGCGGACGTCTTGGTGAAGGTGGACCTACTAACATAGTAGCAAAAGAATACTGGAGCCAACTTCCTAGTATGGCCCAACACTTTGAGAACGGTGGTAAAGGACTTGGACTTAAACGAGCAGTTCCTTACCTTGCATTAGATCTTCCACTTAACGATCCTGAAAAGAAGAAACAAAGACAAGATATACTTACAAAATGGTTTTCACAAGTCTTTAAAGACCCAGCTCCGTTTGTTGCCGCAATGATGCAAGACGATCCGGTTGTAGCAGAAAGAATGTACGGTAAAGCAAACTATGAGGCTTATAAAGCAAATTATGGATGGGACGGATTATTAGGCATTAACTTTCCACAATTAAAATATGTGATGGTTAATACAGGTGACGAGTTTGTTAAGATGATAGAAGCAGGACATTTCTCTAGTCTTAGCATAAGTTTAGTTCCTAGTAGTGCTAGGCCGTCAGAGGTATATGCACAATTAAGTCTTACAAAAGCAAAAGCATAACTCGTATGCTTTAAACACATAAACTTTAGGTTTATATCATCAACATGTTAATATAAATAAAGTGTAAGCACAAAGGAGCCGCTATGAATAAATTTAATATTGCGGTTGCTATGATGATAGGTATATTAATAGCTTTTGCTAGTCAAAGTAGTGCCGCCCCAACTGATAACGAAATTAAACCGGAAGCACCATCGCAACCGGTCGTACCACAGCCACAACAATCTTTTAAACCAGTGATTTGCCAAGTCACGGCAATAGTTGTTGATAATCTCAAAAACAAATATAACGAATTACCAGTATTTGTTGGAGACGGCCAGGATCAAGCAGGAACTAGTTATGTTGTCTCTCTAAATCGAGACAATGGGGAATTTACTATTGTACAATTTTCAGCAGACAGAGGTACTGCATGTATTATTGGTTCTGGTACAGGAGCAAAAGTAACTATGATTCCATCAGAGAAAACGAAAGGTATGCCTGTTATTTTTCCAATAAGTAATTGACAATGACAGACAAATATACTATAATGTTTTATATGCTTAACACTTTCTATTTGACAATAGTTATAGGAATGGTGTTAGGGTTTTATATTTTCTTGGGTTCATACTTCTTGATTATTACAATAATGTGTGTTCCTTTCTGGATTGCTGGAGAATTATATGGGCAAGAAAAATCTAATTTGGAACCTACAAGAAGAGATTAATTACAATCAAGATTTTTTTATTCCACTTGACTTAAAGTTAGATCCAGAAGAGAAGAATAACTTTGCAATGCATTTTGCAAAAGAGTATCTACCTGGAATGAGCAAGATGACAAACTTGTCTGTTGCTGATGGTAATGTAAAGGAATTTTTCCCAAACTCATATAAACAAGCCAACGACTTGCTAAGGCCATTAGGTTTATGTGCTAGAGCTATGACTTTATTTGTTTCTCCTCCTACTCCTGATATAGAACAATGTAGAAACGTACATATAGATTCTACTAAAACAAGAGAAGGAGATGTATTTCCTTTAGAAGCAAGACTTAGTTATTACGAAATGGCAGAGGTACCAGGGATTATAAGATGGTATCCTTCAAACAAAGATGAGGTTGAGTATGTTAAACTTCCTCAAGCTGATAGTGCTATATTTGAAGGAAAGAATAGTAGAATATATGCAACAGAATGGATAACCGCATTAAGACAAGGCAGACTTTCTTGGGAGGATGCACCAGACTACATACACTCTACAACTACTTCTGTACCTAGTGCATTACTAAGAACTAACCTACCTCATCATGTTATACAAGGTCCAGGTGTTAGAATAACAGTTTCATGTCAAATACAATGGATACATTCAAAGAGTCCCGTAGGTACATGGCAACACATACGGGATAAGTATCTATATGAACAATAAAAAACAAAGAGAATTATCTATGGATTACTGTAACAACTGCGGTCGGGGTAGCCACTGTGGTGTGCCAGTAATGGAAGACTTTAGACGAGAGCCATATAATCATGGTATCGAAGGACAAATATGTGTTTGTAAGTATTGTATGTGCGGAAGATGTGCAACTAAGTAAATTACAAGAAGGTATTAACCACTTACATTTGACTAAATATAATGAAAGTAGTTACTTAAATAGACGAGGAATAAAACTATGAAATTTAGAGATATTGTACATGAAGACGGAGAGGGTGGCGGTGGCGCCGCTAGTACTTCTACTGCTTCTGCTGATGTTGGTGGACTTGCTTATCCTTTATTTGTTAAAGGTAAAACCCGCAGACAAAAAAGAAAAAATGCAAAAAAAGCAGTAGGACAAAAGAATTACGGTGGACCTAGTTATATAGGTAAAGGCGTATATGAATCCGAAGGTGCAGATCTAATTGAAGCTGAAATTAATGAAATATTTGGTCTAGGCCAAAAGAAAAATCCAGCTGTTAAGCAAAGTAGTGTATATAGAGTACTACAACAAATTTCTACAAACACAGATCCTTCGCCAAAAGATGTTAAACTAGATGACGGACAGATTATTGCTGTTACTCCAGATCAAGCAACAAGAATTGTTAACGCCGCAACATTACAAGGTAGTGCTGGTGGATGGGAAAAACAATTAGGCGACTGGGAAATTTTTAAAAAAGTTGTTCAGTTTGCTAAAGTACCTTTAGCCAAACTTCGTAAAAGTACACCAGGAAAACATTGGACAGAAGAGAGTGCAAAATTAGGTGAAGCTAACATAGTTGACCATGATGGTGTTATTTACAAAATGGATAGACAAGATCCAATGAACAAAACCGAAGTAGCAGTATTAGGTGGAGCAGGACGTTATACATTAGAAGGGCTAAGAGAGAAAGCAAGAACCGAAGCACAAGCACTAGCAAATGATCTCAAAGAAGGTGGAGCAAGTGGAATGACATTTCTTACAGCCAAACAAAATATCTATCAATTATCCAATACTATAGAAACTATTGTATCAGCATACAACCAACTAGAACGTATTAGACGTAAAGGCGGAAGAGGATCAAGAGGAATTACAAGAGAACATATTGAACCAGTACAGATTGGTATTAAAGTTTTAACTGAAGCAAAGGAAAAGTTTAAGCTATGATACAGATAAGACTCATGCATGAAGGTAAATTAATTAAAAAGATCTCTAGCAGAGTCAGTGAATCTGTTGTGCTTCAACACTTAGATAATTTTGTAGGGGATTATGATGAAATTCATTATTACGGAAACGTGACAGAAGACTTTAAAGATACAATGAAAAAAGTAGGTAAGAAGATTGTTCCTGCCGCAATGGCGGCTGGTATTGCAATGGGTGCCGCAGATAATGCAGGAGCACAGACATTTGATTTGGATCAAAATATTGGTTCACTTATTGGACAGGTATTCTCACCAAACTATCAACAATTAAAAAGAGAACGTGATGCTAATAGACGTGTTGAAAGAAGAGCATGGGAAGCAAAACGTAGAGAGCTTGACAGAGCAAGAGTTAGAGCCGCAAGAGAAGCTGGTAAGAGAGAAGCTGAAAGAATATATGGTGCACCTTCGTCAAATAAAAAGAGTGCTGTAGTTTATGATCAGGCCCGTCTTTCAAAAAGCGGAAGAACTATGTACTTGTATAAACCAAATGGACAAGTACTTGCAATTAAAACAAAAGACTTGGAATGGATTGCAGGAGACTCTAAGAGAATGGGACATTACCTTAGTCCTACAGGAAAAGTATACTATGTTAAGAATGGTGTTCCGTTACCAGAAGGAAGAGGAAGAGCTACACATAAAAAAATAAAGGACTTAGTCAAATGAAAAATATGAGACAATTAATTAATGCCGTTATGGTTACAGAAGGCACCTGGGCTTTACCAACTACTGATGATCAAGTAGCTAAGATGAATATGTTAATGCAAAATCCTATAGCATTAGGTGACGGTGGCGAAAATGCAACAAATCAAATTTCTTTTGCATTTGGTGACGATACATTGTATGACAATTTAGGAGATGCTGGAGATCAAGATCCAACTGCAGATGCTAGGCCAATCATAATGAAATGGTTAGATGGTGTAGTAGGAACTTTTGGTGTTGAATACGACAAGTATATGTCTGCTATAGCTGATGCAAACAGAATGGGACAAATGGAATTACCTCTAGACGAAGATAGTGTTGATGATGATAAGACTGATCAATTAAACAACCTCTTCATGTCAGTAGATGCATTAAAGCAAGAAGTTGAAGAACTAGCAAAACTAGATACTCAGGAAGGTGCTTCAGGGGTTGGAGACTTGCATGATCAGATTACTACAATGTACAATCTATTAGATAAATTTGATGATGTAATTGACAGGTCAACTAATATTGTACCAACAGGATTAAGACAAGGAAAGTATTAATTATGAACATGCGTAAACTTATTAATATTGTCGAAGCTGATCCAGCAGTAGGAACTATACCTGCTTCTGGTGCTACTCCAGTAACGGCTAGTGTTAAGCCTACGCCACCAGCTAAAGGTTCCGCCGTTCGCAAACAAGAAAAAGATGCCGCACAAGATCAATCAGCTTTACCAGGTGGTAAAGAAGATCCAAATGCAGTTGAACTTGATAAAGATAACGGATTAGATAAAGGTACACTTGATGCTATTGAAAAAGCAGGTGTTACCATTAATGTAAAAGAAGCAGATATTAATTCACGCGATGACGATATTTTAAAAGATATACTTGCAAATAATCAAGAGGCGTGGAATAATTTTAAAGAAGGAAATGACATTACAGATAATGATGATTTCTATCAACAATTAGTTAGTCACTTTATTAGTACAGATCAACTTTCACAAGATGATGTTGATAAAGGGGTTGCTGTTGAACGTATTACAGGATGGCTAGACACACTAGCTAACAACGTGGAGGTTGTAGAAATGGACGACAACGATTTTGAAAAGTACGGTGACGAAGCCGATAGAGATGAAAAGGCATCTGATAGTGATCGTAAAAATGCTGATAAGAATGTTATCATGCAGATACGAAGAGCCGCAGATGGACAAAAACCTACAAAAATATTTGTAGATGATGGTGAGATTATATTAGACCCAGCAACTGCTAAGAAAGTAAACTATGCATTTGATAATATTCGCCCACAAGCAAAAGGTCAATTTCAAGGTATGCTACAAACCAAAGCAGGCCTAACTGATGTGATTAAGATGGTTGACGGCAAAACAATTCCAGAGGCTACCTCCACAGCCGAATCTAAGATTGCTGTCAAAGAAGATAATACAGCTAATATGCCTTTCATGGAAGTCATATATCAATACGTAGATGAAGAAGAAGATTCGGATGGTACTATGTACCTTGATAGTAGTAGATTAATTGCTGATGTTGAGTATATGATTAAACAAGACAATCCAGGTGTAGAAATTATGTCTGAAGATGTTCAAGAATCTAGAATGGGATTTAAAGACTTAGATAAACTAGGCAAAGAAAATGCAAGTAAAGTTGACCAAGAGGCACGCCGTCAAGGTAGTGCTGATATGGAGCCTGGTGATGCAGATCAGCTACGTTATAAGATTGCTAAAAAGATGGGTCTTGCAGAAAATGAAGGAAGTATTAACGAAGGAAGTCTTAACGAAGGAACTATGTCTAATGACGTTGATTCAGATGAATTTATGAACTTTCTTCAAACAAAAAATTTAGCAGTTGGTCCAGACCCGTTTGCAAATGCTGACGGCGATGAGTATGGCGAAGAAGAAATGGTAAAAATTATGAAGATGGGTGCAGAAGATAAAGTTGGTGCATTCTTTTTTGATGATGAGCTATGGGACGACCTGCATGTATTAAGAACAGAGCAAGGTGCAGATGCAAATGCTATGCCATTAATTGTAAAGAGAGCTAAAGAGTTATTTGTTGATGAATCAGTTCAAGAAGAAAAGGCTCCTCGTACTGCAAAAGATATTGCACAAGAGATTAGACAAAAAGAATTAGAACTACAGAAACTATACAAAACAGCAACTATCAAGGATTTAGAAGGTGCTAAAGACTTAATGAATAGAACTAAATCATTAGACCGTATTAAGATTGGCGAGAGCTACGAAGGTGCTACAGCAGAAGAAGTAGCTGATGCAATTAAGCAACGTATGTTTGTTAATGGTATGATAGAGAAAGCACTTGAAAAAGGACAAGATCCTCAGACAATTATGTTAGCAATCGAAGATGTTGCACAATTTCACGAAGGTGCAGAAGAGCTAGGTTCAAGTGATATTAGCATTATGTGTAAAGAAGTTATGCAACAATTAGGCGGAATGGACGAAGCATATATTGATGATAATCAAATGGATTCAATTTACGAAGCCGCAGATATTAAACCAAAGTTAACATACGAAGACATTACTAGAGAATTAGAAGAAGGCCAAGTAGTTGATAAAGATATGGCATATCAAATTATGATGATAGGCGATAACGACGCAGAATTATATCAACAACAATTCCTTCCAATCATTAAAAACTTAATGAGAAAACGTGATAAAGGCATTTACGAACCTGAAAAGGCTGTTAAGTTATGGCGTTATTGGGTTGACAATGTTGTTAAGAAACATGCCAAGGATCTTGGAATTGTATCGTCTAGACAAGTTAGCGGAGCCACTCGTAATGAGGTTGCTAAAGAAAAAGAAGAACAAGAACGTATGGAAATGGATTTAGGTAATTGGGACAATAACAAGTCAGCTGGAACTGCTAAAGAATCAGTTGAACAAGTTAACGAAGCAGAAATGTATAAGTCATTAGAAGATGTATATCCAGCAGGTCCTACAGAGATTTGGTTTTGGAAACAAGACAATGGTAGAGATTTTATGATGGGAATGAAATGGTTATCTGAACGTGGTGTAGAAGTTACTAAAGCCACATTACAAGATACACATGTAAAGATTGGTACTATTGCAGAAACTGATCCAGAAAAAGTTTATGGTATGATGCAAGGCGAAAACTGGTCACCAGAAGGTGAAGCAAGAGAGCTTATTAGTAAGTCCGGTTCTGGACATACTAGTATGAGTGTTGGAGATGTTCTCGTTATTGGAGGCAAACTACAAATGGTAGATAGATTTGGATTTGTTAATCCAGAAGATGAGAAAGAAGTTTCCATGGCAGAGAGTACACTTTACTCACCAGAAAAAACAGCCGCACTAATAACAGATAAGATCTTTGAGGAGACTAAAAATGCAAAATAAAGAATTTAATAAAATGTATGCTAAAATAAGAGATCTTAATGATGATACTATTTTAGATGAAGGAGCCTGGTCAGATCTGTGGCATGGTACCAGACAGGAAAAGAAATCAGACCAAGCAACAAAAGATGCTTATGATGCATATAGATTAGAAAAGATTACTAAGAAGTTTGAGAAAGACGGTTTATCTCCTGAAGATGCTCGCAAGTATGCATACCGTAAAGTGTACGGTGCTCCGGTAGAAGAAGCAGATTCAATTGACTTCGCAAAAAAGAAGCAATTGAAACTACCAGATAATTTTTTTAGAAATATTGCGATGATGGATAATCCCCATGCAGAAATAGAAAGATTACTAAATGATCCAAGCAGTCAAGGTGAAGTAGTTAGAAATTATTATACTTCTTATTCACAAGAATATGAGTTAGATCCTGTAAAAGATAAAGAAGAAATTATTGATTATGTTGTCCAAGATTTTGGAGATACAACAGTTGAAGAAGCAGAACCTCTACAAATTGGAACAACATCAGAAATAGAAGACAAATACTATCCGATCACATATACTGCTGATATTTCATATGATAGCAGAGATCGTATGGAAGTTGATAATATAGTAATACACGATAAAAATGGAGAGATGTTACCACCAGACCATCCAGTATATCAAGCAGAGGTAGGATTTATTGAAGACGAAGTAAAACGTACTGGAGAAGAAGATGGAGAAGTAGTTGGTGAAAGCATTACTAACGAAGCAGAACAGATTAATAATGAGTTAAATAGAATTCTAAAACTTTCTGGACTGTCTGAAGCTACAAGTCCGCCTGAAGTAATTAATCCTACTAAAGATAGTTCGCCAGCAGATCTCAAAGCCGCAATCAAGTATGCAAAATACATGAAGGCAAAGATGGATACTGACAAAGCAACAGCAACATATGATAAAGAAATTGATCAATTAGAAGGTTGGTTAAAATCTAAGTCAACAATGAAAACAGAAGGCAAGATGTCAGGTGTGCACCAAGACGCACAAGAAAATGACAAAGAAGATTTTATTGCAATGCACAAAGATCACATGTCAGCAGAAGAAGCTGGCAAGATGTGGGACGAAGTACAAAAACAAATGAACGAAGATTTTGATAGTAGTCACCCTGACTTTCCTAAAGCACAGGCTTACGCCAGTGAAAAAGATGCTGTAAAAGATATAATTGCAAAGCATCCAGAAGCCGCAAAGACACTTCAGCAATCCGGTGATGTATTTTCTATTTACGACACAGACTTATATTTAGATTTGTTTGATCACTTTGCAGAGGACATGCCTTATGGAACACAAAAAGGTAGAGACGGAGATCCAGTAGAGTGGATCAATGATGAATTAGATACAATGGGAATACTTGAAAGTATTGTTGCTTATAAAGTTGAAGAAGGTACACAGAAACCTTTTGTCTCATTAACTAAAGGTATTTGGACTGTTACTGATGGTAATGGAAATGATGTTAATGGCTTTGATAATAAAGAAGAAGCCTTTCTATATCTCGAAAAACATTATGATGAGTTATTAGATCCTCAACCAATTAGATTAAAACGTACACAATCTGATATTGACTATATGAAGCAGATGGATAACTCACACGCATTAATATACGGAGAGAGCAGAAACACTTACTTCCATAAAGGAGATAAGGAATTTAAAGTTATCCCTGAAGGTTATAAGAAAACTAAAAACGGAACAATTACTAAAGTATTGAAATAAGGATCTAAGTATATGGCATTTTGCAGGTTACCCTGGCAGGGATTAATGATCACTCCACTTGGCGACTTTAGACTCTGTGCATTAACTAACGGGTTAGATTACAATCAGGGCATGTCGACAGATGAAGATGGCAAGCTCATGAACATAATGACTCATTCCCCAAATGAAGGTTTAAACGGAAAGTGGCATCGTGAAGTAAGAAAGAACGATGTGCAATCTGATGGCTCTTGGCATGACATATGTAGTTGTTGCAGAGATAGAGAAATTGCTACTGGTAGTGACATTAAACACATTGCCGCTAGTAGAAGACAAAGTATGGAACGTAGAAATCCTAGCACACATATTGTTGATGGTAGCACTTATAAAGACGTTAAAATGGACAAAGACGGATATGTAGATTGGATGCCTACTACACTAGATATTAGATTTGGTAACCTGTGTAATATGGCTTGTGTACAATGTGGACCTAACTATAGTAACAAATGGTATGAGGACTGGGTAGGCTTTTATGGAGAAAATGCTCCATGGGGTTTTGGACGTAGCAGACAACGTTTATCTAGAAACGAGCATAATAAACTTGTTAACAAACAAGAAGTAAAATGGTGGGAGACACAAACATGGTGGGACAAATTTGACCAGATGCTTCCTAACTTAGAACACATTTACCTCACAGGAGGCGAACCTATGATTGTTCCTGCACATGATGAGATGCTTGATCGTATTATTGCTTCAGGTCGTGCTAAAGATGTTTACTTAGACTACGACACTAACCTAAGTGTTATTAATACTAAGTTAGCAAAACGTTGGGACCACTTCAAGCATGTAGAGATTGCTGGTAGTATTGATGCAAGTGAAGACAATTATGAATTTGTAAGACATGGTGGTAAGTGGGAAAAGTTTGATGAAAACGTTACCCGTATTAAAGAATTTGAGAAGAACGGAGTTGTCAAACTTTATAGACTTACTGCTTGTATGCAACCTACAACAATATTTTCTATATTACAAACTGAACAATATTGTATGAACAAAGGTATTCCGTTTCAAATAAGATTTGTAGATAGTCCTAAGATGCATAGTATAATGAGCTTACCTCGTTCAGCTAAAGAAGAAATTATAGAGATATATAGTAAAGTAGATACTATTACATCGAGACTTGTAGTTGAATGGACTACTGATCACTTAGATGAGAAATACGAAAGTCCAGAAGATGTTAAACGTTATGTAAGAATTATGAATTATCTAGATACATCTCGTGGTACAGACTGGAAAGTACAGACAAAAGGTACATGGGAAATGCTAAGTAAGCATTGTAACTTAGGAGAATTAAAATAATGGCAGACGCAAAAGATATTGATTTAGCAACATTAAAGGAGTGCTTGCCTAAAGCTAAAGAAGCTAACCTTGCTAAATTTATAGAAGGTATCAACGAAACATTTGATACATTTGATATGATTAACCCACAACGTCAAGCAATGTTCTTGGCACAGACTGCACACGAGTCAGGAAACTTTAGGTATACAGAAGAAAATCTTAACTATAGCGGTTCTGCTTTGATGCGTGTATGGCCTAGACATTATCCGACTAAAGAGATTGCCGCAGTCTACAATCGTAATAAAGAAATGATTGGTAATAGAAGTTATGGCGGACGTATGGGTAACGGAGATGAAGCAAGTGGCGAAGGATGGAAGTATAGAGGTAGAGGTATTATTCAGTTAACTGGTAAAAATAATTATCGTGCTTGTGGTAAAGAACTAGGTATTGATTTATTAGAAAATCCAGAAATGGCCAAGGATAATCCAGTTGCAGTTTTAAGTGCTGGCTGGTTTTGGGAAACTCGTAGACTTAATAGATGGTGTGATAAAGGTGACGTTAAGAAAGTAACTAGACTTATTAACGGAGGCACCAACGGACTTAAGGATAGAGAACAGCATTATAATCATATACTACACGTCTTATCTTAGTCTATGCAAAATACAAGGAAACGTAATAGGCCTCCTAAAGCAAAATGGATAGCTGATAGAAACTCTGCTCTTGAAAAATTGCCAGAGAGGAACACTAGTAAGAAACAAACTCCAATTAATTTTTATTGTGATGAAATTGGATTTCCGTTGGACCACAAACATTGTTTAAGTAGATGGTGCTATCAGTATGTGCTAAACTTAACAGGTACAGTAGACCAACATCACTTTACAAAAAACCCATTAATAGATCATGTTGCATTACTAAGCACTAACAGAGAAGTAAATGTTAAACTGTTTGAACAAGGTTTATCTAGTACAGGTTCTAATGTAGTTGTTATAGGATTAATGGGAGGCTGGTCTAGTTATAAACTTGATGCAATTACAAAATGGTTTACTCATGAATCTCGTAAAAGTTTTTGGAATAATGAGGATTGCCAAATAGTTTTAGATTATAGTCAAGAAGGTTTTGACGAATACTTTGGCTCTATTCATAATTGGGTAAACGAACATAGTTTACATAACAGAGTTACAGTAGTATCTGGATCTTATAATTGTAAAAAAGTTTTAACTAATTGGGAACATATGGTTTCTAGGCAAAACAATTTTAATATAGTATGGTATGGATTTTTTGCAGAATGGATTAGTAATAGAGTTGAAAGTAAACCACAACCAGTTAATTATATTGCAGGCAACAAACGCCTTATGTGTCTTAATCGTAGACCTCATCCGCATAGAATGGTACTAGCTTCTATGTTAGAAAGAGAAAGCCTAATTGATAAGATAGAAATAAGTTTTCCTAAACATATGTCTGAGGCTGGACCTTATCGAACAGCTGGGCATGATAATGTACGTTTATTCTGGGATCGTACTGTAGATTATCAGAATGGTTTTATTGATCACTTAGTAGAACCTTTTAATAGTTTATTTAAGAAACTACCTTTAATAGCAGATACAGATGACTTTGCTACTAATCATGCTACAGATTTTAATGTTGATTTATATAAAAACTTTCCAATTAATATTGTAACAGAAACATTATTTTTTACACAGAATGTTTTTCCTAGCGAAAAGTTATGGAAGCCAATGGCACAAGGACAGCTATTTTTAGTAATGGGTGCTAAAGACTTTTTACCTTCTTTACGTTCTATGGGATTTAAAACTTTCTCTCCTTTTATTAACGAAGAATACGATACTATTGTAGACCATTTAGAACGTGCAGAAGTACTAGTTCGAGAGATTAAAAGAATAATCGAATTACCAGAAAAAGAATTTAAAGATATTTTAATTAACTGTCAAGAAGCGATCAAACATAATCAGAGTTTGATATTAAATAATAGCGAAGTTAAAAGACTAACTTCAAAAAATATTATTGAATGCCTTGAGAGTATATGAGAAGAGAAACTAGAACACGAACAATAGTAAAAGCATTAATTTATAGATTATGGATTATACTAACAATATGGATAATGTTAGTTCTTATGGGCGAAGAAACCGACGAAGCCCTAGGTGTTTCAGTTGTTACTAATATAGGATGGACCATTGTATATTATTACTACGACAGACTTTGGTTAAAAATTAAATGGGGAATGGAAGAATGAAAGTTGGATTTATTGGACTAGGTAAACTAGGAATGCCTTGTGCAGAAGTTATGGCAGAAAAATATGATGTTACAGGATACGATATTGCAAAAGTATCTTCGATTAAAGTTAGTGTAAGACATACTATTAAAGATACTGTAAAAGACAGAGACATTATATTTGTTGCTGTACCTACTCCACATGATCCTGCTTACGGAGGAAGTACTCCAATTGCAGATAAAGAACCAAAAGACTTTGATTATAGTATAGTTAAAAGAGCATTAGATGAAATTGATCTTCATGTAAACAAAACACAGTTAGTAGTTCTTATTAGTACAGTATTACCTGGAACAGTTAGAAGTGAATTAGTAGACCATATTAAACATGCTCGTTTTATTTACAATCCTTATTTGATTGCTATGGGTAGTGTTGCCTGGGATATGGTAAATCCTGAATGTTTAATTATAGGAACAGAAGACGGAACAGAAACTGGTGATGCTAAAATACTAGTTGATTTTTATAAACCTTTATTAGAAAACAATCCAGAAATTAATATTGGTACCTGGGACGAAGCTGAAGCAATTAAAGTTTTTTATAATACTTTTATTTCAGTTAAGATTGGTTTAGTCAATATGATACAAGACGTTGCAGAAGCAAATGGAAATATTAATGTTGATGTTGTTACTGATGCATTAAAGAAAGCAACTCAACGTATTGTTGGTCCAAAATATATGACTGCTGGAATGGGAGACGGAGGAGCCTGCCATCCTAGAGATAATATTGCACTACGTTTTCTTGCACAGAAATTAAATTTAGGATATGATCTATTTCATTCTATTATGCAGTCTAGAGATATGCAGGCGAAAAAAATGGCAGAACGTTTACTTGAACTATCAACAGAATATAACTTGCCTATTGTTATACATGGTCGTGCATATAAGCCAGGAGTTGAATATACAGTTGGTAGTTATAGCGAACTAGTAGCACAATATGCCGCACACGAATTAAATCAAGTATACTATGTTGATCCATTAACTGGTGACAACTTACCTAAAAAGAATATGAAAGCAGTTATATTATTAGCACACAATGAACAAGTAACATATGCTGGTACGGGTGTAAAAGCAACAGAATCAGGATATTATTTTAAGTTTGCTAAAGGTAGTATAGTTGTTGATCCTTGGAGGACAACAAAAGAGATTCCAGGTTGTGCTGTTGTACACTACGGTAATCCTAGAAAGATATGGTCTGCTCAAAGTCAAAGGAAGAAATTTCTTGGTCTGTTTTAAGAAGTAATACTAATAGAGCCATTCTAATATATAATCCATTTTCCATTTGCTCAAAATATTTTGCTCTTGGATCTTTATCAAACCAAACAGGTATTTCTTCGTTGCGTGGGAACGGATGCATAACTATTGCATCTTCTGGTATGTGATGTATATGTTCTTTCTTCATACTGTAACTACCACTACTTCCTCTTTCTTTTTGTACTCTCGTTAGATAGTAAACATCACTCTTTGGCCATATACTCTTATCGTATGTATCTATAAAATGCTTTTTGCAATTAGGTAATGCTTTATCTAAACTATGTACTGTTCTGCCGTTTTCTATATCTCCAATAAATGTAATTGTAAGATCTTTGATCTTGTTAAATTTTTTATAGATTGTATACAAATCTAAAAGTGTTTGTGTAGGATGTTCTCCATTGCCATCACCTGCGTTTATTATAGGAACCTTACTTACTTTTGATGCTATTGATGCATCACCTGCTTGTTGACTTCTCAATACAATTAAGTCGCAATAGTTAGACATTGTAATAATAGTATCTTCTAGATTTTCTCCTTTAGACACCGAACTATAGTTTACATCATTAATTGAAATTACTTGTCCGCCAAGTTTATACATTGCACTAGCAAAAGAACTGCTAGTTCTTGTACTTGGTTCGTAAAATAAGTTAGTTATTATTTTACCTTTTAAACTTTCTTGAAATTCTGTAGGAGCTGACTTTATATTATTTGCTAATTTAAATATTGAAATAAAATCAATTTTATTCAGTTGAACTAGGTGTTGCATGTAAGTTCTCTATCTTTTCCGGATCACAATGTTTAGAAAGTAAATCGTATACGTCATGTAATACAACTCTCCATTTATGTTTTCTACGTTGATCAAGTATGTCCATGTATTTTATATATTCGTTTAAATGAAAGTATTGGTCTTCTAATTTATCATCATCAATATATTTTTCTAACAATCTAATCATTGAGAAGATCCAATTTCTATATTTCTGTGAATGTTCGTATGTTTCGTTGAAGTGATAAAAGTTTTGAATAATTTCTTCTTTAGCACTTCGTGGCAGATATCTAACATCCAACCATTTAGGTCCTTCTAAAAATCTAAAGTTAGCCTTAACTTGGTATTTCTCGCATAGCTCAATTACTCTAAATATAGCATAAGGACTTTGTATTCCTACACAACTACTAAGGTACTCAATTTCTAATCCAGGAAATTCTTGAACCATCTCTAAATTTCTAATAAACCTTTCCCAATTACCAGGGTTACGAATTAATGTATATCTTTCTTCTGTATCATCGACACTTATACATAAGAATACCTGTTTAAACTTAGTTAACTTTTCTAGTAATCTTTTGTTAATGATTGTTAAGTTAGTGTCAAATCTTAATGTCATTTCTTTTGCTGTATCGGCTTCAATTAGTTTATCTAACGTTTGCTCTAGTTCAGGAACAACAAAGGGTTCTCCGCCTGTGAAGTATATGTGTCTTAGTCTAGGAATGATTGCTTCAAACTTGTCTCTCCAAGTTTGTGTCTGCCACCATTTCTCTGAATTTGCAATATCAGTTTTACCATTCTTATCAGGTAGTAAGTAAAATGTTTTATATTTTCCTAGTTTAAAGATTGGTTCCCCGTCGTAGTAATCAAATGCAATCCAGTCGTCATACCACATACTACTATGCTGAGGGCTACACATCACACATCTCATGTTGCATAAGTTACCAAATCGTATGTGCAGGTTAACTACTCTTGATGTTGTTGAACCATCTGGTTGCATATAGTAGTGTGCTTGGCTTGGAACTACATAACCTTTAGTACGTTGGGCTGTACCAATTGAAACTCTCATTCTCTTACTAATGCCACGTTCTCTTAACTTCTTCCCGTAACGTGTGCCTTTCATTCCTTTAGTAGCTTCTTCTGACTCATAGCAATTACGACAACGTTGTGGTTTTTCATTTCTAGATAATTGTAGTCTGTGATCTTTGTGTGTTTTACTGTTTAGTGCTTCGTCAAAGTCATGTGTCATTACATTCATAACTTGATCGTCTTCATCTCTAGCCATCCCAAACGTTTCATCATAGTTTGCTAAACAACAGATACTAAAATCTCCGTTTGATGATATTTCAAGTTGGCTCCAAGGTTCAGAACAAAAGCTGTCCTCGCTGAAGTTATAAGGGCTTGGTTTATAATCCATAAATTTTTTTTCTCATTTTATATTAGACTCTGTACTAGAGTATTTACCGTTACGATACTAGTTATATGACTGATACCTTTTCCAGCAAAAACATGTCCTGTAGTTCCTGTTGTAATTCCAGCATGTAAACTAAATGTATTATTATCGTTATCTTTACCTTTGTATTCTGAAAATATCAATGCATTTTGCTTTGCACTTTCTGTTTGTAACTTTCCTAATGTTTCTGCATTCTTATTTACTAATTGATTTTTTGCTTCGTTGCTTAAAGGACTCTCTTCTGTAGCCGCGAATAAAGTGCCAATACCTACATAGTCTGCACCTAGTTCTGTCATAGATTTGATATCCTCTTTTGTTCCAACTCCACCTACTGCTATAATATCAATTCCACTATAATATTCTCTAGCATAATTTATACAAAACTCAATTCCTTTTGCATCTCCAGCTCTACCAGCACCGTG